ACATCCCATTCAATTACTGTGTCTTCATAACCCTCAAATCTAGGTAAGAAATCCTTGTTCAAAGCATTTTGAAGCAAAACCAAGTCTGGCTGGATGTCATCTGTTATGAGTTGCTTTCTCGCTTCATTTGTATCTGTATTTCCAAGTGTTGCCCTTCCATCATTGTTAAGCAGTTCGTCTGGAAAGTTAAGTACGTTACATATAGTTTTTCTATCCCAATTTAAGAAATCGAAAGGTTTTAGCTCGTCAGTAGTTAAAGATATTCTTTGAAATCCAACCTCCCCACTTGCTCCCGCAATTTTACCCAATCGCTCTGGGCTCTTATCCATTTCTTGAAGTCTTTCCTTCATAGATTGCGCCTGCTCGGCAGTCCAAGGCGTTCCTTTTCCATATACAAACCCAAATGCACCACTAGATTGAAGCATTTTGATATTATTATCTATCGCACTGTTTTGACTGTTAATATTTCTTAAAGCAGACATCAAGGGACTCATTCCATATAAGTGAGACCCTTGTGTATCAAAATTTGGATTAGAGTATTTAATGTGAATAATATCTTTGGCGTTAAATTTTATATAACTATTGCCTTCGGTTAATATGTAGTAATCTATTGGGCTCTCAATAGTAAGCATTGAAGCGTTAGGTTTTAAAACTATTTGCATCAAATGAGCAGGAAGTGCATATACTTGAATTGGCGTGCCGGCATTAATTCCATCTTCTGGGCTCATAAGGTAAAGATAGTAATTACCAGTTATCTTCATATAAGTTTTGTACAGTGAGAAAATATCAGCCCATGTTTGATTAGGATTTGGTTGATCCAAAGGAAAGTCCACTTCCATTGATGAATAAGCCTTGGTTTCAAGTTTGATTTTTTGTATGAATTGATTTATATTTAAATTTCCTTTTGTAGCCAAGTTTAATTGACTTAATTTTAAGTAATTTTTTTTATCCTCAATTTTTTTTATGTAATAAGGTACTGATACCGTCTTAATCGCTGCTTTATTTATGCAAGCGTACACATCAGGGTTGATGTTATAACCTTTTTCTAGATAGGTTTTACTATTCGCGTCATAGCTTGTAAAAGCACCTCCTAGTAATTGATAGAATGCTTTATTGAAGTAATTATCTATATTATTAGATAGTCTATTTAGTATACTTTTTATAATATTTGCCATGACACAAAAGTATAAAAAAAATGGATTAAAAAAAGAAAAAATTACTATCTATCAAATTTCTCTCTATTCCATAACAAGTTAGATCTATGTGTTCGTCGTGTTTTCCATTTGGAAATATAGCTATTTGATGAAGAAATGCTTCATTCCAAGAACCTTTAACTAATATAACCCTACCACCCTCAATAAAATGTGAGCAAGCCCTTGCATTCTCAATTTTAGAACTATTTACAAAAGAAGTCTTTATTTCTGCAATATTTAAATTAGTTTGTTGTCTTATTATTTGAGCGATAGACTTTCCGCTCGCTTTTGGTTCTACCAAAGATATTGACACTTTAACACCACTAGTATTTATATGATTAGGTATGAATTTTATTAGCTCGGGCATTTCTAAGTACTTATCTATCGAAGAAAATATAACGTAATCATTATTCCATTTTGCACCTATTTGAAAGCCACTAGGGTCATTCTTAGTGTCTTTTGTATAAGCCCCATCGATGAACAGCTCCCACTTAAGAGTGTCTAAAGGCACTTCGCTCTTATCCATAATTCTAAACCAATCTTTACGCCATTCGCCACCTTCAGCAGGAGATGGTGTTTGCATGTATTGACCTGCAAAATTATATCTATTCGCTTGTCTAATCTGCTCTAGCTCATCAAAAGAATGCTTGTCTTCCCAAAGTGGATTGTTTTCTTCATCTAGGGCAGGCAGGCACAGATGATCCCATTTTTCGCCCGAACCTCCATTTAGCAAAAATCCGCTCAAATCTTCCTCATGTAGTCTCTGCATAATTACTATGATGGGCGTATCCCTGTCATTTACACGGCTTCTTATCGTAGAATTATACCTTTCGTTTACCGCATTCCTTTTAGCGTCTGAATTTGCATCATCTGGCTTTAAAGGATCGTCAATTATTATAGCACCAGCAAATTGCTTAGATTCAGCTACGCCAGCTCCAAATCCAGTAATTGCACCTCCTGAAGCAGTAGCATAGACACCTCCTCCATCCTCATTAAACCATTTTTTCTTGCCCTGTGCATCTTTCTTTAGCTTCATTTCCCAAAGAGATTGGAAAGCATCACTTTCGATATATTCTTTTGTTTGAGAGCTATTGTCTAGAGCTAAGTCGTCAGAGTATGACAGGTGGATGAATTTAGAGGCAGGGTTGCGAGCTAAACACCAACTTATGAAGCATTTAACGGCTAATTCTGTTTTTCCGTACCTAAGTTACGGGGGGATGTTAATGATGAGACGATTTATCTTCCCATCAAAAACATCCATTAATGTTTTAGCTATTATATCAAAATGTTTTGTTTGTATAAAATTTCTATTGTGATTTTCTTTATAGATATAGCGAGTGAAAAACATTAAATCATTCTCACATTTTACTTTAATTACTTTTTGTTCGTTAGTAAGTAGATTCGAGATTGCCATTTATTTTCTTTATCTCTTCGTCTGTCAATTTACCAGCATCAATATTGATGTTCTCTATTATTTCTTTTGGTTTTCCAAATATATGCTCAGCAATGAACATTTGTCCACGCTCAAAGGAATAAAGAGTCTTTGCCAACTCCAATTTAGCCTCTTCATCTGTGTTAACATCTTTTACAATCTTAATCATAGATAAAAAAATTTCGTTAGCTTTTTCAATATCGGCCTTTCTCTTTGCTCCGGCTCCCTTCCTTGCTCCTCCGTGAGTTTTTTCTTGCATCTTGAAATTTATATTGATTATTCAAAGGTATGAAAAACTTTTTAAAACAAAAAGGGTCAAGTTTTAGTTTAGGAAACTTACTTGACCCCTCAGATTGAATGTACAATCCTCTAGAACAACAAATATCCAAAATTATTTTTTTATTTAGTTGCTTTTTTAAGTAGTTTTTCTATCATCTTGTCCACCCCTTGAATCTTTATTAAATTTAGTAAAATCTCTATTGTTGAAATGAAAAAAAGCAGAATCTTTGTTTTCATTTACTATCCCAAACAACTCAGAGCAAGCAGCAGAAATAGCACTTACGACCTCATATTTCTTGCCTCTAATCAACAATCCGTTACTTTCCCCAGTATATATAACCCAATCTCCTTTGTCTATATAAAGACGTTCATTAGGCGCAATAATAAAATACTTAGAATCAAAATTAACCCAATTAGAACCATAGCTATCATCCGTTAATTTAATTTTTTTTTGTTCTTTATCAATATCTTCTATTCGGTATTTATGACTTATGGCAAAACACTCTATATTTTCAACACATAAAACCCAGCCTCCCTTCGTCCCTTTAAATTCTAAATTTTCCATAATGTTTAATTATTATATTATAATATAACATACCTTTGCAATTTTGCATCACTAAAGATAGTATCATTAGTCCGACGCCTCTATTATGGAGGCGTTTCTTTTCCATTCTTACTCTGTCATTAAAAATGCCACAATAGTCACCACTGCAACTACAAAGCATGTTACCAACCCTATTAACATATTGTTCAAAATCTTATTCATATTTTTGTTTTTTAGATTAAATAATTTTTCATATAACTCATACATTGCTGTTTTCATAATTTATTTTTTTTTATCATTTACTCGCCCATCCATTTAAAGCATTCTTTTGTTGTGTCGAAAACAAATGCCTCACGTATGGCATCTTGAAAATATTTCAAATATTCGAACTTGGTCATTTTATTCTCGCGCATTACGCAATGTCCATTACTATCGATAATAGAAATAATGTCATTCATTATTATCATTTCTTTGATTCCAGATTTAATACGAACTCCAACAATACTGTCGTTATTTATATTTTCAATAGGTATTTGCGGGTCAACTTCTGAGTTAAAATTTATTTTTATCATAATTATTTATTTAAATTGTTAGATATTCTCTGCAAAATCATTGCTTTTTTGATGATAAGATACACTATGTTATCATCAAATTTTTCAATCACTCTTCCGGTCTCCGGAATTATTCCCTTGGCCAAATCGTTGGTCATATCTTTTATTGAAATCTCGTGCTTCAATAAGAACCCATCCAAAACCTTTTCCGGTATCTCACCAGTTATACTTGAGCCCTCATTAAAATTGTGATACGGATCTCCATTTCTTCGATACTCCCTACCTTTTTCTAACAAAAGTTTTTCTATATTCGAAAGTGTATCTTTTACAACTTCTTCAAATTTTTGTTCGTTTTCATTCATAGTTTTTTTTAATTTTAAAACATCACTTAATTTCACACCTTCGTTAAGCTCTAAAGCATCTACTAAAGTCCATTTTTTTTTATAGGTTACTATTTCAGCATATCCTTTTTTTGGATTCCATACCTCATACTCGCCATTTTCTGAATAAATGCTATTGTGAAAATTGCCGTGTTGAAAGATATCGTAGTTTTTAAATTTACGCCCATTTAATGATAGTATTTCGTCCGCATCTTTAAAGTAATATCTAACCTCTTTTAATTTTGGGGTTTTAATTTTTTCCATTTTTTCTAATTTTAAAGCATCCACCAAAGTCCATTTCTTTTTCATTTTACTTCTTGTATGTTATTTCACCAGTTGTAGGACAACGCATTAAATTTTCTACTCTATTTTCATTTTGTTTAAAATCTTCAATCAACAAGAAGCTACCGACCTTAACGTCCTTACTTCTTATTGCTTTTAAAGTTAGCAAATGAAAATTTTTATATTTCTTTTTTTTCTTGTCGTATAAAGGATAGTGTTTTTTTACAATATTCTTAAGGTCTTTTTTATTTAGCACTATATGAGTAAACCTAAGCGGCTCTAAGTCATTGTAAATGACACTTACTATTCTGTCTATGAGTTCCATATTTATTTTTTTAAAGTATTAATATCAATTGCCAAACCTTTGTCGATTAGACCATATACGTCAAAGTGCCACTCTAGCAACATTTTATAGACTATAATCTCTACAAATCCAGTTGATATTTGAGAAATTAAATATTCTGCGTTAGGATATATCTGTATGCGATCCATAGGCACAAACTTTTCGCCCTTAAATTCTATCTCTTTTTCTAGATCTGATAAAGGATGTAAAATGAGTTTAAAATTTCCTTTTCTTTTTTTAAATCCTAACGCACTTTCATTTTTTAAAAGTACTTCGTCAATACCTATATCTTCTAGTTTTGATATGTTATAGTTAGTAACTACTAGTTTGCGAATGATTTCATTTTCTATATCCCATATTTGCAAATCAAACGGCAAATAGCTTGCAAGGTGTTTTAGTTCTAATTCCATAGCCATCTTTTTTTTATAAAAATATCCAAAATTATTTTTTCATATTCTAGCATCTGTGAGAAATCTCTACCATTAACACACCACTTACCATTAATTAGCTTTAATTAGCTTTATATCCATTTTGACAATATCTTATATTCTGTTATCAATTCTTCAGAGGTATTCATCCCAAATGTAGATCTGGTCTCGTAAATTTTAGCCAATTTAATTAACTGTTGAATTGGACTTAAAATAACATCGGCATCTATTACTTCTATTTGGTTTACTTGCGAGCTATCCATTTCTTTACAAAATTATTGTTGGCGATAATAACTCTCAATTTTTCTAGTTTTTGCTCTTGTGTTTGGATTTTAGTTTTCATAATATTAAGTTTAAAAGTTAAATAAATTTTCCTTCATATCCATTTGTGCTTACCCACACTCTTTGGTCAGGGTCTTCCCATACATCACATTCAATCGACGATTTTTGATAAAAATATTTTTTTGCATCTTCTAAAGAATCTGCTTGACAATTGAAACTCATTTGATGTCCTGACTTTTGTTTTGCTAAATAATTTTTCATAATTTCTATTTTTTAGTTTGTTTATTTTGATATTGTAAAGATACAACAAAAAACATAACTTGCAATAATATATAGTAAGTTTAACATAGTTTTAACAATTACCAATCTATCTTTTCTATTTTATTTATTGAAAAGTCCAATGTTATAGATAGCTCTTCTCTCAAAGCAATTAGTTCTAACTTGTTGTTATTTATTATTCTAGTACCAGATAGATACCCAGACAACCAAGACTCGTACATTCCGTGCTTTTTGGCAAACTGCCTTTGGCTTAAATTAGAAATAAGCACTATTCGTTTTAATATTAAATGATTTATGTACATAATTTATTTGTTTTAATTTTTAATTATATTAATTTGAAAAGGGATTTTGGATTTACTGACATATAAGCTTCTAGCCAAACCTAAAGCTTCAATTTCATTATTAGCAATTATATTGTGAGTATCAAAATCTTTTTCTATCTCTCCGTATGAGACGGTTCTGTACCATACGTCTATTTTAAAGTTTTTCATCATTTTTATTTTTAATATTATTAAGATTGTAAATAAAAGTATCTAATGTATTTACCTTCCATTTATCAACAGAACCATCCTCAATTGATTTTAATAAATCGTCCCTGAACTCTTTTAGTTCTATAAAAAAAGTATTTATAGATTCGTTTATTTCTTCATCTTCAAAAGGTTCAATATGCGTTCCAAAAGCAACAGTACCTTTAATTATTTTAGCTTTTATTTGCTTTTCTTCATCTTTCGGAATTTTCCAGTTACACGTTCCCGCAATTATGTTATAATTGCATTCTATTGTCTTTGCGTATATCGATAAACCCGCTAAAATTCCATCACCTGCTTTAATTCCCAAACCCGCTTTAATTCCCCAACCCGCTTTAATTCCCCGACCCGCTGAAATTCCCCAACCCGCTTTAATTCCCCGACCCGCTTTAATTCCATAATATGTTTTAATTTCAGAACCTTTTTTAAAATCAATGTGCCCTTTAATATCTAAGGATTTAAATTTTACAGCACCTAAATTTTCTTTGGCTACTAAATTACCGTCAAAATCCTCTAAATTTACTTCGCCAATATAGTTATTATCTTCATCTAGTTGGTCTTTTGTTATAATGTGTGTTTTCATTGTTTTTAATTTAGATTAAATTTAAAAAATTGCCAAACAAATACATTTTCGTGATTTACAATTTCTTTTATCATATCATCAATTGTAAAAGCATATACAGAATAGTGTTTAAAAACAGCTTCATAATATGTAAATCCATTCTTAGTTGTTTTGATTATTTTCATGATTAAAGTTTTTAAAAAATAAATTAACGAATCCTTATAAAACCGACAGCTTTATAAACAATATCTTCATACCATTTAAAATCATAATCAGGTTTTTTGAATTCAACAAATTGATATCTACACATGTAATTGTTGTGTGATTTTTTATTAAGTTCTTCAACATTATCTTTTGTGAAAGTTGTATTTTTTTCAATTCTTACATTTGAATTGTTTTTTAAACCATTTTCAAACTCTAAAATGGTTTCGTCGTCTAAATATAGGATATAACTAAAAGTTTCTCTTTCCCAATTATTTATTTCCGTAATTGTAACTTGTTTCATAATTTTTTGTTTTTATTATTAAAAAAAAGTTGGTGCAACCACTCTCGAAACTGTTTTTAAAATTTCAAATCTTAAAAATACTTCGTGTGATCCAGAGTTATATTGCGCTAAATTATTAGTATTAATATCATAACTATACCCTACGAATAGAGATTCGCTTACTTGTAAGCCAAATAACACACTTGCGGAAGAGTTATATCTATACGCAACTCCAGTTGTGAATTTATCATTTATCATAAAATTTGCAGATAAATCAACTTCTAATGGCGCACCTTTAACATACTTAACCTGCAATGATGGTTTGAATTTTGCTCTATCATTCAAATCAAATACGTGTCCTGCTATTAAATAGTAATGCGTTTTTTTATAGCTTACTTTGCTTGATTTGTACTCAATTGTTTCCAAAAGATTTGGAGCAGAAACCCCAATATAACTAATATCTGAATGATAATACAAACCAACTCCAATGTTTGGCGATAATTCATTGGTAATATTATTTTGGAATACAAAATCTTTATTCTCGCCTAAATTAAGTTTATTAAAATCTATATTCAATAAATTAACACTAGCTTTAACGCCAAACGACAACTCATATATTTCAGAAGTAGGTATTGAGTAAGAAATATCAGCAGCGATATTATTCTCATCTGAACAGCCTATCTTATCATTCAAAACCGACAATCCAATTCCTAAATTTCTAGTTATTGGTGTATTCATAGAAATTGAATTTGTCTGTGGAGCTCCATCAAGACCTATCCATTGTGAGCGATTTGAAATAAAAATACTCATTGCTTCTCTAGTACCTGCATAAGCAGGATTAACTAGAATGGTATTGTACATATATTGAGTAGATTGTACATCTTGTTGGGCATTTGATTGTAAAAAAAATAAGCTTGCGAATAACAGTAGGTTAGTTTTCATAATAGTTAAATTTAGAGGTTAAATTTATTTAAAATAAACTGTATTACTTAGACCATTTTGAGCCTCTTGCTTGTGATCTAAAAGCATCGATATTATCTTTAGATATTAAATATCTTTTATTGTTTTCAGATTTTAATCTATCAATAACATATTCAATGTCATCTGAAATTGTCATTGTCATGTCAAAAGTATCTTTGTACATAGTTAGAACTTCTTTTAAAGTAACATATTCAAATCCATTTTGTCTCATTTGTTCTTGAGCTATTTCGATAATTTCATTTCTATTTTCTGATAAAAAATTTTCTTTAGTTTTCATAATTTCTATTTGTTTAGTTATTTTGATATTGTAAAGATACAACAAAAAACATAACTTGCAAATACAATTAGTAAGTTTAACAATTTTTTAACAAATCAACTATTAAACATATTAACAATACTTTGCCTATACGGCATCGAATAACAACTACCATCTTCTATTACCTTAAATACAATCTTATCCATTGTAAGCATAGATATATACACATCTTGTCCTTTGCTGTTCTTTATAATGACCGCAGTATCAGGAACTAAAAACTCACCGTAAAATTTATACCCGCATCTAATTTTCATTTAAAAAATTTTTAAATTTTTATCTATATCTAAATTATCTTTTAAATAATCATCAATCAATTTTTTTATAACTTCAAAGCGCCATCCAAAACAGCACAGGTATCCTTTTTGACTTAATTGATTCATTGAATGCTGCTGACCTAATAAATGATCGTTTTTAAAAATTTCACCATTTTTTTTATAAGGAGATTTAGTCTTTAATTCAATAAACAAACCACTGAATTTACTTGTAGGCTCCAAGATTAGCAAGTCAGGACACTTAAATCCTTTTTTTTGAATTAAACTATTCCTACATTGTTGAGGTATAGTCAGTTTAACGCTTGCAATAGTATCTGAAATGTATAGTATGCTTGGATATTGCAAATCTAAATACCTACACACTGCTTTCTGTAATTCAAATTCTAAATGTTTCATTTTACTTTTTTTTAAATACCCCACTGTTCTGCCATCGCTTTCGCAATGCCCGGGAATGTTTTACTTCTTAATGTACTTCTCTGTTCTTTTGGAAGCTTCCACGCCTCTGCGTACCAAGATGGCATACTTTTACCACTAGCAAATTCAGTTCTTTTCGGAGGTTGAACAACTTTTGTAGGAACCAAATTTGGCAAACCTTTGATCCACAAGCACGTCTTTTTTTCAAATGGATCTCCAAATTGAAAAGGATTAATTATTTGATTTGGTTTTCTCCATTCACTTGACATTATACCTACTGGATTTTCAATAACTATTTTATCACAATTTGCATTTGCAAATAACATAAAAAAATTTATAGCGTCTTCCCTATCTCTAATCCTTTTAATTGCTTTATCCCCATATCTTTCAATATTAAACCATCTATTACCCGTTACTGTTAAAAAAGTACAAGTTGGAAATGCAATTATCATATCCCACTTATCTTTTAACAATTCAGTTACATCTTTTTGTAAATGCCATTCTGGATGCCCGCCAGAACAAGGCAACAAATCGCAACTATACGCTTCGTGACCTAATTTTCTAAACTCAATCGTTACTGCTTGAGATTCTTCGCACGCTACTAATATTTTCATTTTACTTTTTTTTAAAGATTATTTTTCTATACACATTATTAACACTCTCTCGATTCTGACCTCTGTCGTGATAAAATTTCATAACTCGGTTAATTCTTATCAATGGCGATTGTTTTGATTTCATAATTATAATTTTAAAATGGAACATCAAAAGCTTCTGACAATGTTTTCGTTACTATTTTATTATCTTCAGCCTTATCTAATATATTAATTTCTGGAACAATGTCCCAGATTGAAAAAGTAGGAATATCTTGTCCAATAGCATAATATCTTCCAGACGGAATATGATAGTTATACTCCACCTGACCGCCAATTTCCCCTTGGAATTTCATCTTTGTTTTTAGATTTTCAAATACAGTTTTTTGATCATTTACTTCATCTCCGAAAAAGCGATATATACTAAATCCATCGTGAGTTTGATTTCTAAAGTCGGAAGAACCCGACACATCGTATAGCGTGGGTGAGTTATAAAGACCCGAAGTATCTTTATGCATTTTAGTTGGATGGGCAATTAAAAAGATAATTACATTATTCATTTGGGCAAACATTGTTAGCTTAGTAAGCACGTCATTTATCTGTTGTAATCTATTACTATTTCCTGTAAAACCAACCTTATTAAAAGCATCAATTACGAATATGTCAATGCCGTAACTAAACAACTGTTCTTTAAATTTTTCGAAAAGCCAATCCCAAGTTGGAAATTCGCCATTTTCAGTTCCAGTAAGATAAATCCTCTCCTCTGCCCATTCTTGATATTTAGCAATTTCATATCTATTAACTCTCTTACAGTCTGTATCTTTCCAAAAATTCCTGCCCGTTGCTTTTTCAATAAAAGACGTATGGTGCAAAGAGAATGGATGATGTTCTGGACTAAAAAAAGATGCTTTCATATCATGATCTCTAACTATATTCATCACATACCATTCCGTGAAATTTGACTTACCGTGAGAGGGTATACCAGTGCCCGTAATCAAATGACCTCTCATTACTGAAAAAACTTCTTTTAAATTACCAAAGCACGAATGCTTCGGATATATAGTATCTGGCAAACCATTCTCATACAACCCTATAATATCATCATAACAGTCAGAAACTTTGAAAGTACCAGACACAGGGTATTTTATTCTGTTATTTATTGTTTTTTCAAGAACGCCATTCACCAGATCATCATTAGCATCTTTACCTTCAAAAATAATTCTTTCACATCTATATCTACCTAGACGTTGGGCAATTTTTTCCGAAACCTCATTCCCTTTATCGTCGTTATCGGTAGCAATATAGAATTTTTTAATATCCTTGATATATTTTTCGGAATTAAGCCAATAATTATCGTTGTCATTAGCGCCATTTGGCACAGAGATAACATTTTTGATCCCTATTTCATATAAAGATAATACATCTATCTCACCCTCAACTATATAACATTCATTTTCCCCAATAATAGAGTTTATATTGTAAAAAATTGATTTTGCGTTTTTTGATTGAGTGAATTTCTTGCATCCTGAGCGAAATTTTTTGTTCACTAGTACATTACCCTCAAAATAATTAAATACTGCGTTATTTGCCACTCTATTGAGCTGAGGTTGGAAGTATAACTCCTCTGTCACATCGAAATTTTTTAAAGTATACTGATTTATCTTTCTTGACTCAAAATATTTTACAATTTTGTCAGATAATTCAGTGTAGTTTTTCCAATCTTGTGTTGGCAATGTGTAGTTTTGCTTCTTAACTGAATTTTCTATGTCGTTTTTAAAAAACAATCCTTCGCAGTGAAAACATTTTGCAACCCCCGAGTTGAAATTAACATATAGACTTTTATCGCTTTTGTTTTTTCTTTCTGGAGAGCAAACAGGGCATTTTAATTTAGCCGTGCCACTGGTTTTATTTGTTTCGATCAATCCCCAATTATGTATCATGATATTACTCTTTTTTGGGTTGGATTTACATTTTTCTGCTTTTGTTGTTTATTTAACCAATTTACAAAATGAGTACAATATTCTGTCTTGTTGCTTTTAATGTCAAATTGAACGTTAAGCATTTCGTTATACTTCTTTAAATTCAATTTCACCTCATCGGGAGTAAATTTTAAATTAGACTGCATCGCCGTATTTTCAATCCAAGATTCCGAAATGATTAATTCTTGAAAAATTAAATCATTTTTGTTTAATGGTTTTATTGGTTCTTGGTTAATGGTTAATTGTTTATATATACTACTATTGCTTTGCCCTGTGCTTTGCCCCATGGTTTCTGTTTGCTTTGCCCCATGCTTTACGATTGCTTTGTCTAGTGCTTTGCCGTTTTTTGGCATAGCATTTATTAGGCTTATTATGTTAGAAGAGTATTGATTTCTACTTTTTTCTATCATTTGTATAAATCCAAAATCGACCAAATCATTTAAATATCTACTGTATGTTTGATGCTTTTTTATACCTATGGCATCCATAGCCATCTGTGTAGGAAATCCAAACTTTTTTCTCCATCCAAGCCTATTGCAATGCTCTATCGCAAAAAAGTATATAGCAGTATGATTTGGACTTACTTTTTCTGGGTTCTCAAAGCACCAATCAAAGTAATTTCTAGACAATTCATATCCATTCATAATTCCTTTTCTAAGTTTAACAAATCATACTTTTCTAGTGCAGATTCAAATGATTTATAAGTCCATGCCCACAATCCAAAAGATCCTGTTTTTGGATAGCTGATGCATTTGAACTGCGTATTTTCTTTATGCTTAAAGACTTCGTAATGTTCGCATCCGTCGCAATCTACTTTATAAATATAAGCGTTGTTACTTTTTTTTATTTGGGTAAAGATAAACCCTTTGACTTCTCCTCTTCCGATAAATTCTTTTTGTAATTCTTTCATATTTAATTATTTTAATTTGTTAAACAAATAAACCCGAGAAAATCAAAGTGTCCACTCTTTGAAAATCTCGGGTTATTTAAGGTTAAGAAACCTTATATCTTACCGTAGGTGGACATTCTACTTTGCAAATATAATAAATTTTTAATAAATATGAATATTCGCAGTTATTGTTTTCATATTCATTTATTAATTGTAATTCTAACTAATACTATAGCAATTATCATAAGTATTAAATTCTCAAAATAATTATTCTCTCTTTCGCCATATTGGATTAAATACCAAAGGATAACAATTCCAATATAATTCATGAAAAATATTAAAATTTCTTTACTTGCCATTTATTCAATTTTAAGTTCTTGTTTGGTGAGTTCAAAATAAAGATTTTGGATTTGATGAATAGATGGAAAATCAACCCAACTTAACGCACAGGATACATGATCTTTATAAATTTCAAAATATTCTTTACTTTTAGTAAAGATATATTTATTTTTTAAAATTTTATACTTCCATTTTTCGTTAATAAATATTGGATATATATCTTCTTCTTTTTCTTCCCACCAGTCTCCTTGATTGCCTTCAAAGTCTAAATATACTTCGTTTTTGAAAATAGCCATTACCTCCATTTCAAATCCTTTATCATTTAGCACTTTATTACCTATTCTTAGTTCGTTAGTTTTTATCATTTTTTTTTAATTTATTGAATTGGCAATTTAGGTTTCTTTATTATTTGATAGTCACTAATCAATGTATAATTTGTTGTTATTTTTCCATCAGTAAACGTTTTGTCTATATGATTAAATAATACAGCCATATTTATTACATTACCGTTCATAACTACCCAGCAACTGCATATATCATTGGGTAAATCGGCTTCACTTTCTATTTTGATCCATTTATTATATTTCATTTTATTTCATTTATATTTCCAACAATTTCCAAGTATTTTTCAGTGTCTTTATAAGAAAAAGAACCGAAATTAAAAACATAATTATTACTTTTTAATTTTTCATTTGTTTTAGGATGTAAATAATATAATATCTTAAACTGAATATCTGGGTTCAATTCAACAACTGCATATCTATGCGGAAACTCTATTCCTTTTATACCTCCGTGCATACCCCATTTAATAATATCGCCCCCATATATTTCTAATCCATTTACGTCTTTTAAACCTGTGTATAGTTCAATTTTAATATTTTCAAGAGACTCAATCAAAAAACCTTTTTTTTGAGTAATTAAAATAAAAGGGTCTCCATAGCTAGATAACTGAATAGTGCCATTATCTCTATACTTTTTAATTTCTAGATCCCAAGCTCTAAATTTTAATTGTCTCATAATTTTGTTTCGTTACATATTTGGTTGTATTCTTCGTTTAATTTTTTTATGGCTGCATTTTTTGCGTTTTTTCTAGAAGAGAAAAATTCTTTTACTCCATATCCATCTATATTATGGAACCATTTATTGCTGTATTTTTTCCTGTCTATTATTATATAGATATATATACTATCAAAAAAATCAATTATCAAAGAATTTTCAATAGTTTCATCTTCTATAACTTTTATCATCCAATATCTAAGTGTTGGAGTTGCTTTTTCTTTTCTAAACCATATCTCAAAATCCTCTAGGCATTTTCCTGTTAGTTTCATAGTAAATCAGTTGTGTTTAATCTTGATGGTATAATGTAATACCCATCAATTACTTCTACTTCAATAGGGTAATTATTTTTAACTTTGTTTTCAATATGAAATTTTAATTTAAATCTTTCTTTTTTAGATTCTTTTAAAATTCTTTTTTGTGCATTTGTATACTTCATAATTTTAAAATTAAACCTCCTTTTCACGGGAGGTTTTTATTTAGTTGTTTTTTAAAAAAGCAAGTCATCAATTTCATCTTTAGTCTCGATTTCGATAGGCTCGGAAGCATCTGAATTTTTCTTTGCAAATATTCTTAAATTACCCAAATAAGGTAGTTTAATTTCTTTGGCAGCATCTGCGCCAATTTCTTTATACTTTTCGCTCGAAAGCTTCTGAACTTGAAATCCCCAATTACCGTTAGTGTTTTCACTATCCATAGTGACTATATCGGTTTGCATATAAACCGCACCATCTTTTTCAGTTAGGTAATTGTCATCAATTGGAATGACAAGGCATTTCATGCCTTTCTTAGTAGTTATAAATCCGTGTTGTAATTTTGTAAGTGCGACGCTCAAAGCGTAAGAATTTAATTTTGCCATTGTTGTTTATTTAATTATTGTTTAAAATTTTATCGTTATACTTGATTTTCTAGGCGTAGTTGATACTTTAGGAACCTCATTACCATAAGCATCAAAAGTAGGTTGTTTTTGAGCCATTTTAAGTTGTTCAGTTCTTTCGTCAAGATCTTTTTTTAGCTTATTCCAGATCTCGTCATCTGAATAGTTGATAGTGTTACCTCCACTTACAGGGTTAAATTCTACTCCTAAACAAGTAGTCTTCTCGATATCAATGATGTTATCTCTTATCTCATTCATTGCGGAAGATACCACCTCATTTAATTTGGCTAAATTTGCCGCTAATTTTATCTTATCTATATTTCCAGAATCCAATAAAGACTTGACTAAATTTTTACCAACATCCGTAGCTTCTTTTTTAGTGAAATTACTAGGATAAAGTGTCGCCATCTCATCGGCGCGCATCATCATTTCCTCGGCACGCATCATTTCAAACATTCTCTTACTCATTGTTGTCTTTTTTACTTATTAATTTTTCTAAGAATAATACTTGATTTTCACTTGCTTTTCTAGTGCCTTTTTTAACTGCTTCAAGATATTTAATTATTATATCAATTGGTTGATTTTTAAGCTCTTCAAATTTTTCATCTGAAATGTTTTCTATTACTTTTTTGGGTTCTGAAAATTCCTTTGTAAGCTCTGCAAGATACTTAACGTCATCAAAAAGTCCCATAAATATATCAGCATTAAATCCAAGTTTTGAAATAGCTTTAGTTAATGTATCTGTTTCAAGTTTTTTTGCGAAATTATCATCAATCTTAGTCCTAGCATTATCGATAAATACATTTTGTGCATTTTTTATAGGAAACTCACCATCTGGATAGAAAAAAGTAGCGTGTAAAATAACAAGACCTAAGTTGTCAACAAGCGTGTAATCAAATTCAAGTGATTTAAAACCCCAAGTCTTTCCGTATGACCCAAATTGTTCCGTAACGTTTTTTATTTGGTACTGCGGCGATATAGCTGTTATATTGTTACCTTTAACATTTGCCTTTTTAGTATATTTAGGATTAGTCTTTTCGACAGAATGCCATAATTTTAAGTTATCATTCATAATTAATTTTATTTAGTTAGTAATTTTTATTTGCATAAATTTTTGTAATGATTTTTTTCTATATTTTCCATCCATGATAGGTGATTATCGAACACCTTATGTATGTAAGTAGCTAACTCTTCATCTACTTTATCTTCGTTTATTAGCATCCTGAGATACCTACCAGATCTGTTACCATTTATTTTAAAAGCAATCTGATCGGTTATTACTTTCTTGTGATTAATTATTTTGTATTTTTCTTTTAGTGTCATTGTATAATTGTATAATTGTATATATCTTCATAATTTCAATTTTTCTTTAATGTCTTTTAAATGAAACTTCATATTTTCTTTGGCTTAAAATTTATCATAACGGATAGGAGTTGGTGTAATTAGTCTTTTGGAAGGGTCAGGCTTTTTAACGTCAATATTTGAATCTTCGTTTATAGTTTCAAATTTGCCATTACGCATAATAGTTGTAGTGATCGGTCTTTCCGATGGATCGGGTTTTATATTATCAATATTTGAATCATTACTTAAAACTTTAAAATTAATAATAACCTTTTCTCCGTATTTAGCTGCTTTTTTTTCTAAAGCTTCTATTTCTTTAGAATAGTCTGGTTTGAAGCGAAACTTTAAGTCGTGAGATAATCCATCCCAGTCTCTCCAAACCTCATCAACATCTTTAAATTGTAAATCCTTAAATTTAAAAGTCATTTTATTATCTTCTTTGTCAATTATATCGGATCTTTTAAAAACCTCATCATAATAGCTTCTAGCTTCTTCTTTTGTATATGTTTTCATAGTTTAAATTTGTTTATGCAAATATATGTATGTATTAGTACATACACAAGCTTTTTAACAAAAAACTTTCACTCATTCTTTTGTATGATTTTTTATAGCCAAATTAAACGCTTGCTCTATTGCTGATAAAAGATTCAAATCATTTATAGAATCCTTTATGTCTTTCTAGTTGAGCTTAATGGCTATGTCAATTACTTGATCTCTAAGTATCTTAAGCCTTATTATCTGTTGTGCATTCATAATATAAATTTAAAAAAAAAGCGCATCCGTGAGGTGCGCCTTGAACAAAAGTGTCTGTACTAACTAAAAAAAACATTATGATTGTGTAAAAATAACATATTTTTTTAAAAACATTACATTTTTTTACAATAATTTTTTAAAATTACCGCTTAATATTAAAAATAGATAGGTTATATCCTACCCATATAGTATTGTTAGTATCTATTGAAGCAGATATTATATTTCCATTTTTATTTTGAAACATTAAATTTGCTCTTGCGCTAAAATTATCAATTCCAATACTATTTCCAGCTTCTATGCCTGCTAAAAACCTGAATACAGTTTTCTTAGGCTTTACTTCTACGCTTATCTTTTTTTCTTTAATTACATAACTAGGTGTTATTTCTTGAACCTCACCTTTAACTATGCCATTTATGTTCAAGGTTAAATTACCATCGTCAAAAGTTGTTGAGAACTTGTTTAACGCTATCGATCTTTCGTAAAGCTCTTTTTTCAAACTATCGTTTGCTTTTTTGAAATTTTCAATATCTTTTTCATTTTTCTTGGTCATTTCAATAATCTCATAATCAATTGCATAGCTAGTATTTAATGTCTTGTTTGGTGCGTAAGCTGGTCTTTTTTTGGGCATTTCATATCTATTGTGGTTTGGTTTTTTTGAAGCAAATTTAGCCTCTATTTTAGGCGTAACCACCTCTTGTATCTGCACACTATTTCCTTTTGAATCTGAACAACTTTTAAACCATAGACTAATGAAGAAAAATACCCATCCAGAATATTTTAAAAGACCTTTAAATATATCACTCATTTCTAAGATATTGTTTTGTTAACATACTTAAGATAAGCATCGTTTAATTTTTTGTCGTATTTTTTTACCCAAAAAAGTTTTCCGTTGTATCTGTAAGCAAATTTCTTCCAGTCTTTTTTTCTTATTGAGTCTATTAAAAATTTATCAGTTTGAATAAATTTTAAACCAATCCAAAGTTGGTTATATTCTGATTTCTTGGCAAAATCCCACATATTCCCAACGCTAGTAAAGCCTAATCTTTTCCAATGAATACCCATAACTTGCATACATCCAATTGAGGTTGATTCCATCGCCTTATTTGGATTTAAGGCAAAAGCTTTATTGAAAGCATCCCACTCTTTGGCTTGGTTTTCAACACCGTTTTTGATTAATATATTTGTCAATTTTTTGAAATAAGAGGGCTCGAATTGGATTTTTATTTTGCCAGTTTCTTTGTCAAACCCAGAACCACTACTCTCTACATCTGCAACACTTTTTATAGCTGCTAATTCGATTAAAAACTCCTCTGATAGGAGTTGGTACTGTTCTTTTGTTATCATTTGATTTTATTTTATAACAACACTACGGTCTTTTTCCTAGTATCTTCTGTATTTGATGAATTATTTGAAGTATTAAAAATATAAACCCTAGAAAAAAAAGAACTAGACTTTTTATAGTTTCAAAATTAGCTATTATACCCGCCACTGTGAATGTCCATGTACTTCCACTGAACAGCCACTCATTTACTTTATTCATGCCTTTTTCTTTAATTGCAAATAAACATTTATAACGACAGCTATCAAAAACAAAACAAACACCATTTGTCTCTCTATGTTATTGAATATGAAGTATTTTAATATTGAAAATACCAAAAGGCTTAACGCTAATAATATGCTTACTCGTCTTATTATTTTCGTTGGTTTAACTATTATTGTCCATAATATGAATATATAATTCATACAAAAAAACAATCCAGACCAACTATTATCGTCGGGATTTCCTATTGCAAAATAAACCAGCATAAATCCAAAGTAGATTAATGCTGATATGTCTTGAACACGTATCATAACCCATGAGAGGGAGTTCCTGCCCCTGGACCTTTCTTTGAAAGACGATCGATATTATCCGCCGAGTTCCAATAGTAAGCCAACAAGATACCGCCAAGCCCCTTTACAGTCTCCTGCCAAACTGGATCTGGAAACAATTTACCTATGATTCCCGTTTTTTGCTCTAATATGAAAGCTAAAACAAATCCTATCAATGCCCAATTTTTTTTAATCCACTTTTTGATTTCAGTCTTCATTTTATATATTTATTAATTGGTTAAAATTTAATACAATCCCAATACTGTGGATTGTTTTGCAACCCCTGTAAGATCTGTTGGCGTAACATTCTGCAACGCAGTTGTCTTAAATGCTTGCTCGCCACTTATCACTTCTATCATTGCGTCTAGTTTATCGGTTACTGCCTTAATAGCGCCTAATGCTGCATTTTCACTTGTAACAACTAAGCTAACCTCGTAGTTGCCAGTCAAAGCAGGAACTAAATAGTTCTCGATAATATAACTACCGTCAATAGCAGTCATCCTGTACCATATATTAGTACCTCCGTATACTGAATTTAAATATCTAAATTTCAAACCACTGCCTATCTGGTTAGTTTCATTCTCTGCATCTGTTAATGTAGAGTAAACAGCCACATCATCTTCGTATCCAGCTGGAGTTGTTACGGTAATGTTACTGTCGCCATTCTCATCCGAGATATTCCCTGTAATTATTGCTCCATTTAAAGTAGTAACAAGACCACTTGTAGTTATATCACTAATATATTCAGAAGATTTTACCGTGATGGTTATTCCGTCAAAAGCAAATACGTCAACTGCGTCGGCATCAAACACTACATCATAAGGGGATGCGATTATTTTATTAGCTTCTCTTCTTACTATTGTTAATGTTTCTCCGGAATAATTATCGAATAGATAAGATTTTGCATAATCATAAAACTCGTAAGCATTGCTAATATTTACATATAAGTCTACTATCGCTTTGTTTATTTCAGTAACAAGGCTATCGCTTGGTAAATAATATGTTTGCGAAAAAGTATCCAAACCTATGAGTGCAGGATTAACAGTTACAAATATTGACTTATAAGAAAATGCGTTCAATGGTATGTTACCAGCTGCATTTGTTCTTGAATCATCATATCTTTGTGGACTTCTTCCTTGTACATAATTAACAATATTTCTTAACATATTAAATGTTATAGGACTGTTTTGAGAAGCTGAATAAATTTTATTAGCGATATCATCCTGACCTTGCGGACCAGTAATTCTGCTTCCGTTATTAAGATCTACACCATATATTGATACTTTACCAGCATCTGTATTGTCAGTATTTATAAACGACAATGAGATAGACCTCTCTACTTTAAGGTATAAAGATGACACACTGTTAGCATCCGCCCTAACTACCTTAGATGCATTCCTTATAGTAACTGTACTCGCATTTGCAGGGGTGTTGCTTGCTCCAGTAATATCCGTAGATGCAATGTTATCTTTGTTGTTAAGATTTGTTAATAATAATGGGGGTTGATAAAATATATATGTTTGGAAAAATGCATTTTTTAGATTAAAAACACCTACGTTAAACCCATTTGTCGTAAACATTCTAGCCGGGAAACTTCTAAAAGCATCTAATGTTAAATTATTAATATTTATCTTATAATTACTTATTGAAGAACTGCTCATTACTCTAAATTGATACCCTAAATAATCACTATTTACAATAAAACTTCCTGAATTTTGATTGAGAAAGCATCCGTCATTTAAAATAAATGTCCCTTGCGACAAGATATTACCGCCATTCCAGTTAAAAGTTCCTCCTGACAATATAGAGATTGAAGATACTTGTAAATTTGAGGTTTCGGAATCAGTACATGCAACGATACCATTGCCATCGCTATATCTATCTATGCCATTTACGACTGTTTTTATTCCATAATTATAAATTGCCGAGCTATTGACTGTTAAAGCGGCTGTTCCTTGTATTATTTGAAATCTTAAAATTATAACCTCTTTATCAGGATTATGTGTAAAAATCGAAGTAGACGAAAATACTAGCCTAACCGACGCATTTAAATCGTATATTGTAGTATTTCCAGCGACGGTAACTGTTACGCCTGTTAGTCCTGTTAGCCCTGAATAGCTAGTATCTGTACCTGAATGAGTTATTATTCCAGATGAATAAGTAAATGCCATTTATGAATATGTTATATTGATTAGTTCCTCACCTGAATATGTGAATGTCTTTGTCGAGTATATGCCTAAAGGAATTTCCCCACTCAAAACTATACTTGTTAATTTATCATCAGTATAGTTAAATGTCTTAATTATATCGCCATCTAAAGTATCATATGTTATGCTTGACAACAACTCCCCTGTGTAATTAAAAGTGTAATTAAAAGATTTTAAGTTTTTAGAAATCGTTTCGAAACTGTTTTCTAATTTTAAATCTAAAGCAGCTTGAGTGTCGTTACTAATTGGTTTGTTTAAATCACTGGTATTATCAACATTTTCTAAACCAAAAGTTGATTTTGTTATTAGCTCCCAAACTGGAGGATTTCCCTCTGGCTCTCCCAAGCTAGTACTAGATAGAAATCGAGTGTCATTTTCTAAATTAGGCTCTAGCAGATTTCCTGAATCTAAAAGCAATCTATTGCCTGTATAATTATATACAGTATATCCTTCCGCGTATACATCGCCAGTAAAGGAAGGACTGTCAATAGGTGCTTTTAGGTCTAAAGCGTCTTGTGTCGCAGTAGATATTGGCTTGTTGGCATCACTTGTGTTATCTACTTCACTTAACCCAACACTAGCCTTATCAATAGTTATCCATTCCGTGTCGTAATCTTCGTGTGTCTTTTTTGCTAATAATTGTCCGTAATCACCTCCTGGTGGAATACCTTCTCCCGTAGCTCCACGCATTCCTATCTCACTGACCTCCACATTTATATTCCTAATAACCTCAACGACATCAATATTGATATTGTTACTGTTATCAGATACAGATACATTTACCTCCCTAACATTGTTGGCTACATCTATGTTGATTAAATTACTCATAAGTAACTGTGTTAGGGTAATTAGGTAGGGGTACTATTTCCCAGAATGTCGTAAAAAAAGGTACTAGTTTATCATCTGGATCAATTAGATAAACACTTGTAACATATCTTCCTACATTGTTCAAGTCATCTCTTTCGGCCAAAGTTACTATTCCATTAGATGGGTCTGTTACAATAATAGTGTCATTCCCCGTTGAGAATTGATAAGCTATTGCAGAGCTCTCAGAAAGCTTCATTGTGACCAACACTCCAAAGCCATTTAAATCTAAAGGCGTCTTGACGTTTTCTATTGTTTCAGAAAAAGTCATTGTAAGACCCTCAAAAAGAGTGTTTTTTACGTGGTCAGAGAATATTTTATTTGAACAAATCATTTGTATATTGTTAATTAAGGATATACCCTTATTTCTATTGAAGTTCCGTATTGGTAGCCAAATTGTAACACATCATCAGCATTTGTGTTAGTTGAGGTGTTATATGTATGTAAATTTATTAAGTTATCTCCTAATCTAGCTAGAGTCATTCCTGTAGTTGCACTTATAATTGAATTTCCACAGATACATTCAGTCCTACCTATTGGAAATGCCCCCACTAAGGTTCCAAAATATGTTCCAGTTCCAAACCTTGACCATACAATTGTTCCTATTGTATTCTCAAGGATAGTTACAGTAGGCGCTGATGTGCCCGTTTGATTTATTAATGCTTTGTAAACACTGTAAGGTGGTGCTGATGTTGTCGTGACAGAACCATCTGCCATTAAGTATTGAGATGAAGTACCTCCCGATTTTATAAATGCGCCCCCTCTTATATTTCCTGTAAAATAATTATCAGTTACGCTAGAATTTCCTATCTTAACAGTGTTACTTGCTGTAGCTATTGCGTCATTTCCGATAACTATAACGTTAGTCAACGCTCCTGAAGCGACGTCAGCATTATCGCCAATGCCTATATTATAATCTCCAGATTCATTATTATATAATGCATAATTACCAATAGCCAAGCAGTTACTACCTTCCGTGTTAAAGTAAAGAGCAGAAGTTCCAATTGCTGTATTTGAAGACCCATCTTCATTTGAATATAAAGATTCATTCCCAACTGCTAGATTGAATGAGCCATTTATGTTAGAATAAAGTGCAGAATTTCCTACAGCAACATTTGAAGACCCATCTTCATTTGATTGTAATGATTGGTATCCAAACGCTGTACAGTAAGACCCAGTGGTGTTATTTGCAAGAGACGCGTATCCAAATGCCGTACAATATACTGCTGATGAGTTAGATGCAAATGCATACTGTCCAAAGATTGTATTGGACTCCTCCTCTGCCTTTCCATTGTTCCAAACTGTTTTGTCCGTGTTGCTAAATTTTAAGTGTGGAGGAAGTCCATTAGGTATGTCGCTTACATCTGCTTTTGAAGCTAAAGCGTTAAAAACGGCATTCTCACTAGGGCACGTGTCAGTTTCACCTTCTCTGATGGTTTGCACTATTCCAGCTAACTCAACGTTTATAGGTATCTCAACGCTTAAAGTCCAAAAAGAACCATTAGAAGTAATTGCATTTAATTCTTCAGTCGTTATGATGTCTGGAGATCCAGATACATTGTGAAATGTGCCTCTCCCTACAAGTATCCATTCGTTAGAAGATGTATCTGGAAGTGTTCCTCCATCAATAATAGTTGTAGGGTTAAATGCAAGTCCGTCGCTTGAGTCTATATATCCAGATATTAACTCTATAAGATCGGATATAGAGCCTTTAGCTAATATAGCACCTACTTCATGTGGTATATTATCGGTCAGATTAAAAGGCGCTGAAGGAAGCTCCCCAACCCTTATAGTACTTATGTCGCTTGGATTTATAGCCATTTTTTTATGATTTTATTACAATTTCATTATTTTTAAACATACAAAGTACGGAGGCATGTTATTGTGAGTGCCTCCATTTCCTTCCGTATCTGTTCTTTTTCCGTGAGGTAAAGCTGCAAATCCTTGATCATAAAAAGATACAGGATTGGTGTTACTGTCGCCCGTATTTCTATTTATCTGTTCTAATCCATGGCTGTGAGATGGCATCTGGTTGATTGTTAAGATATGACCATGGTCTCCTCCTTGTGTCTTTAAAGGAAAATCTCTAAATCCAGAAGTTGTAGTCATAGATCCTCTCATTACAGATGTCCTGGCAGATGCATCTGGAGTGCCGTTATTTCCGTTACATATTGCCCATCCTATACATATATTTTTACCCAATCCATTGGGTTCGAAATTAGCAGCAGCATAGACTTCATCAACCCATAGGTCTCTTATCTCATACTGAAAAGCGGTAGATATTAGAGGTCTTATATAACCTATCAAATCACTTATAAAGCCTTTATAAAGAACCTCTCCTATGGCATGAGGAATGATGCTTTCTTCTATTATATCTGCATAAGGTAATTGATCTACCCTTATGGTATTTATTAAGCTTGGATTTATAGCCATTTTTAATTAGTTTTTATTAGATAATTTTCTGTGTTAATTACCGTGTTAGGGTCTCCGTCATTCAAGACAATGCCGCCTAAATCCGCAATTAATGGTTTTCCAAATCCTGTTAGTGTGCCCGAGAATGTTAACAGCTCGGTAGACGAGCTAGATTCTTCTAAAGAAGTGATATAACATTTTCCATAATCAACAATAGGGAATACCGTACCCTCTATCTTCCAGTCTAAAAGTATTCTATTTCTTTTAAAAGATTTTAACTTGTCAAACGATGCTACGTCAAAATTACCTCCAACTACCGTGCTGTTGATCTGCACGCCCGTGAATGTTATTGAATATTCTTGAGTCATAGGTCTACTGGTATTCCAACCTAAGTTATCTCTAGTGGTAGTGTCCATCATTTCTGAAGATTCCTGAAACGAGTTACTATTTAGGCATGCCACAGGAGTCCAAATTCCATTTATCTTTATAAACAATATACGATCATCGCCTAATATATAACTCATATCTTATTTAATAGTGGGTTTAACGGTATTTCCGTAATCAAATGTAAAATTATATAAAATATCTGGAATTTCGGCAGAAAATAATTCTAAATATTTTATATTGCTAACATTGGTAAAGGTGTCAAACTCGTAACTTATCGGCATAAACATCCCGTTTACATTATTTATCCTTGTTACAGAAAGGTATGGCACAAATCCATATATAGACCCTGAAAATATTTTAGTCGGCTTTTGTGAAATTCTTAGCTTCTCTTCTGATGCTATTCTCAGTATTGGAAATAATTCATATTTATTTTTCCTAAACCATTTTACTGTAGGCGTTATTCCGTCGCTTTTAAATATTCCTCCTAAATAAACTACGCCGAAATTATCACCGTTATATATAACGCTGTTTTCCTCTGCCTTAGAGCTTACCTGTGTAGATCTTGACGAGGTGTGAAATTCTCCCACATTATAATTAGAGCTAACGGTAGGTACAATGTCTATCTCGTTAAATACAGTTTGCCCTTTATTTGTCAATTGAGGTTCTGTTCTGACAATTCCAATAGTCATATTTCCGTCCGCTGGTATTCTTGGAAGCGCAATTGTGGCGGTAGTATCTCCGTGTATATATATTCTGTATGTCGCACTAGTATCTAATGTCCATTCTGCCAATGTTTCGGCATCCGACATTGGAGCGGTGTCGCCATTTACAGAGTATTTTAAATAATAACTGCCTACTTTTATTTTAAATTTTAAAAATTTTCCACCGTAATTTCCATCCCATAAGGTAGCTATTGCACTTATTTTTAAGGATAATAAATTCTCTGTAACAACGGGAAATGGATCACTAACTACCATAGATGCTGTCGCATCAAAATTTACATCTTTAAATATGAAGCCGTAAGAAGAAGAAGGGTTGTTAATTAAGAAGAAATCGTCTAAAATATTCCACCCCTCGTAAGTTAAAGATCCTATCGGATGCTCTAGTTTTGGATTTTGCAAAAGTCCAACAATAAAACCGTATTTATAATTTATTCTACAAGAAGAAACTGCCGCTTTTATTTGTATTTTTTGATCACCATTACAATGGTGTGGGTAATATCCATCAATATGACTTCCTAGAATGTTATTTAAATTTTTGGTAATTACTCCTACATACTCATTGTTAGTATTGTATCTTCTAAAGACTGGATATTGGTTGTCATACAACTCGTTTGGCTTGTATATATACCATTCCGAGTTCTCTTGTGTGACGCAAGCATTGAATATATTAAGTACGGAATTTAAAACTTCTTCACACGACATGATAGTACTGTCGTCAATTTTTACAAACCTATCAGCGTTCAGTTTTATGGTCGAAAAAGGGTCTATACTATCCGATACAGATAGACCTTCATAGTAGGTATTAACACTTGTATTCAAAGGAAGTAGTAATCCTGTTCTTTTTAGGCAATTATAAATAATGTCGATAGCCTTCATTTTCCCTACAAAGTGAAAACCTCCTTCGTCAACAAAAGATAAATTCTCTAACGATCCCAAACCGTCAACACAATTTATATTTAAAATCCAAGTGTCCCTGACAAATGATTGGTATATGCCTTCTGGATCTACGTATCCCCTATAAATAACATTTCCATTTTTATATAGTTTTACAGTAAAATCTCTCTCATCTCTCCCGTACAGATCTTCAAATGTCAAATCTAAACCAGCCTCTAGCTCTAGGGATAGTCCTGTACCTCTTAGTGTAGTTAAATGGTCTTTTACGGAAGCTTTTTCTATTATTGCTTTTCCGTATATCTCTGTTGAATTCCCAACATATCCTTTTTGATATATGTTACACACATATTCATCGTTAACACTATTTATGTATTGAAAATAATATTTTAAATTTATGTTTTCTAAGTCAGATGGGCGAACAGAAGATGTGCTTATAGACACATTGGAGTCTCCAAAATTAACGCTAATATATTTACTAGAAGATATACTTATCTCAATAGTATTGCCTAATCTTGAATAGTTAATTATCGATGACACATACTTTGATGACAGATAAAGTATAGTCCTATTTATAGTTTCGTTCAAATCAGAGCCTCTCTCTATGTCAAATTCTGTAACTAAAGGAGAGCCTCTAGGTACATAGTTTGCTTGTACTGAATTTTGACCGCTGTTATAAAATAAAGGGTATTCTTCAATATTTATATCATAAGAAAAACCATTCCCGGGAAATGGTTGGTCTGAAAAAGAAATTATTATTTTTTTTGCCATAATTATATAGATGTAACGCCTCCTCCTAATCTTTTGTTTTTGTCTAAAGTATTTGACAGTACGCCTATTAACGACTGACCGCTTATTTCAAAAACTACCGTACCCCCATTAAAAGTAGAAGTAGATCCTCCGCTATAAGATGCAGGAGAGCTGTAAGAAGATCCAGAGCTTATAGATCCACCACTGCTTCCTCCACTCCCTCCGCCAATAGAATTACTTAAATTACTTGCTCCAGAACTAAAAGCAGCTCCAGCGGCAACCAATGCGATACCTCCAGCTATGGCAAGGTATGGATTTAAACTCTTTAATGCCAATTTAGCTGCTAAAATTCCCACGCCAGTTTTAATAAGCAATTTTCCTAATTCTGACATTATGCCTCCAAAACTACTCAACAAAGTCTTTCCTATGGACTGCAACACATTTGCTCCGTTTGCTAAACCTTCTCCTATTATTGAAGCTAAGTCAGAAAAAGTACCAACTATCCCCGTATTGATTATATCGTTAAATTGCTGGTTAAAATCAGCCATTATCTGCATCATTTCTATGGTGCTAGTATCAAATGCTACTTTTATATTACTTAAGCTGGTAGTTATAACTCCTTCGGCTCCTTTGATATTTTTTGCAATCTGAACAACCTGACCTGATAAATCTTCCAATCCAGCTGGTGCAATGTTACTTTGTAAAGGCGAAACTTGCGGGGTATTATAAGTTTTTTTCTGCTTAGGTACTACTGTACTTAATTTTATCTGAGCTTCATAGCTTTTGTTTATTTCTTTAGTAAATTTGGCTTGCTCTAGCACGTTTTGCTTTAATTCCTCCCTTAAATCTTTATAAGTATTTACTTGCGAGAAAGCCTTGTAGAAATCAACGACACCTAAAGTCTTCAGATACTTCTGAACTACGGCATCTCCTTCTCTGCCAGTCTTGTTTAAAGCCTGCAAAAACTCTACTTTTTGAGCTTCCGTAAGTTTAAATCTAGAGAATATATCGCTATAACTAGCTCTTATCTTTTCCTGTATTTGAAACTCTTCCTTTGCAAGGTCTGTAATCTTTGAAGTATATGCGGCTACTTTTGCTTTTTGAACCAGAGCGGAAGTTACATCTCTTACCGCTCCAGCAACGTTGCCATTTAATATCTGTTCTTGGGTAAGGTTTCCAAAGTATGCAGGATATTCACTTTGCAGTGCTTTTACCGCAAGAAGTCTATCCGACATTTCTAATTTTAGATTCCTTGCAGCAGCTACATTAGCATTCATTAAAGATATTTCAGACGCGCTGTTTTTTGCAGCTTCTGAATTAGCCTCCGATAAGCTTTGTTTAAATTGATTGAAATTTCCAGTCAATTTATTAAATGCATCCGAAACTGATAATCCGCTCTGAGACATTAAGGTTAGTCCAGTTGTGAGCAAGGAAACTCCAAGCAGTACACCTCCAGTGCCTGTAATACTGCTAGCTAAAGCCTTTAAAGCTCCGCCTGTACTTCCTGTTTGGTTTTTTAAATGACTAAAAGCCTCAGCGGTAGCACTAATGTTATTTCCTATACCTATTATTCCGTATGGTGCGTCCTGAGCTATTCGTGAAAATTGCATCAATGCGTTTCCTCCATTGGCTACTTTAGGCGCAAAATCTTTACCAAAAGCTCCTCCAGTATCTCTTACAGTTGTTTTTAAATCAGTTAAGGATTTTTTTGCGTCCTTAATATTTTTATTAATTTCAGTAGTATCTAGTCCTAACTTAATTTGCGTCGCTTTTTCTTTTGAAAGCTCTTTTATGTCAAATTCTACTTCTTTGATTTTTTTATCAAAATCGTCTTTGTTTGCGCCTATAATAATCTCTAGTCCAGCCATTTATTTCTTTTCTAAATATTCTTTATACTTTTTCAAAAAGTGGTTTTTCGCTTCATTTCCAATTCTATTTTTATTCACTTCATCCAAATCTAACCTCATAAATGAAGTTATGTTTTTCGGCATTTTTTTAGGGTCTTGGTGAGATCCGGTCATGGCGTACCACGCTATAATTCTTACTTTTTCCCACTCCCTCTCTTGAACTCTCTTGTAAGCAAATAGGCGAATTTGAAACTCGGCAAATGACATGTTATAAACATGTTTTAATTTCCTAATTCCTAATTCGCCTATCGCAAAAGAAATAACGTCTTTTTTAAAGTCTATTTTTTGACCACTTTGGCTTTTTTTTTAGCTTCTTCGACAGGTACGTCTTTAAACATTGAATCTTTAAAAGCATTTACAAAATCTGTTACAAATTTACCGCCTATTCCGCCATTTTCATCTATCCAGTCGTGTACATCATACATATCGAAAGTTATGTCTTGTTTTTTTCTTTTACAAGCGTATAAATGCGAGCAATATACCATTTCAGGAAATAGAGAGATGTCTCCATTAGTTAGTTTAGTATCTATCTCGGTCAATTCAAGACCTGTATTTTCTAATAATTCAGCCAAAAAACCAATGCCGAAATGAAAATCCTTACCTATTAATTGTATACTTTTCATACTTTTTAATCTTCTGGATCTGTGGTAGAAATTGCTCCTGTTCCATTTAAGGTTAGGCTAAAAGTGCTTATCTCATCTCCAGCGCCCTGTGGTAGAGATAGACTCTCTATTATTGCGGTTCCGTAATATACTGCACCTGTAACACCTGTGTCTAGTTTCCAAGTTATGTTTTGCTTGGCTATTTGCTTTAAAAGTAAGAAATCATGCGAAGCTTTGGTGACCTCGCCACCTACACTTGTAGTATCTATATACTCTCCATCAGCCGTTAAGCTGTAAGTAAACATTCCAGCTTGCTTGATAGTTACTCCGGGATTGCATTTAGTGTTGGACTCGATTACAGATAATGTAGTGTCTAGAGTATTTGAGGTTAAGCATGCGACTGGTCTGTATATTGTGTCGTCATATACGTACAATATTCCTAATTCTCCTTTAATTGGTGTAGCCATAATTTATATTTATATTAATGTTAAATTTAATCTTAAAAATGATCTTAAAATACTTTCAGTATCCGTAATTGTTTCTAAATTAGACTCAAATGTGATATTCTGTATTAATGTTTCAAAACCCTCAACCTCTATTTTAGGAATCAGCAATGTATATATTGCTTGCTCTATGTCATTAAGAAGTAATCTACTTCCTGAATTTCCCGCTGAACTTGTTTTTGTATATATCTCTATCAATAGAGATGTTTCCCATCGATATTCACATTTATTAGACTTGTCAACCTCTTTTGTTTGAGCTGTCATTAAGACATATTCATTAAGCTTTGCATTGCTAGTAACTCTAGTGTCAAATACTTTTATAGTCTTTCCAGACACAACTATATTGTTGACTATGTCAAAAAAAGCCTTTCTAATGTTTTTATCTGGATTAGCTGTTATCATTTGCCAAAAGTACTAAATTTTTTTGTTAAAATTTATAAGCATTTTTTTTAAATTATCTTTGTAATCTTTTTTGCCTTTTATGTAAGATGGATATAAGAATGGTTGAGGATTAATTCCAGCACCTAAAACTTTAGCAAATATAGCATAAGCCGCTCTTTCATCAATGCCTTTTGATCTGCACCATACCTTTATAGCCTCTAAGCCTTTTTCAAAACTACCAACTTTCATTCCTTTAAATGATTTTGCTATGTCCGAAAACTCGGCAGGAATTTGAACTTTAGTTCCTGTTCCGAATTCCATGTAAGCTCCATAGTATTCATTTACAGTTACCTTATATTGAATTTCAGATATTTTCTCATGCGATATAGATTGAGCTAATTTTCCAAAATTCTTCGGCGCTAATTTTTTAGCATCTCCTTCAATTTGAATTGCAATAGCTTCTGTTTCAAATCCTATTAGCTTATCGACATCTTTTTTTACTTGCCTTAATTCAGATACTATCTTTTCAATTCCCTTCGATGCCATTAGCGGTTATATTTATTTCCCTGAAGAATTCATCGTTATATATTACATCATTCACTACGTACTTTTTATTCCTATAAACAATATATAACCTATCTATACTTTCAGTTATTTTGTCTGTGGTTCTAATTTTAAAAGAATAGTTATTTTTTATACTTGAAAAACCAACAGAATTATCTTTAAAAGCTGAGTTTTGTTTTACTTCTGCCCAAAAAGACCCTATCAATATATCGGTTACAGTATTGCCGCCATATCCATCAGCAACTGAATCTAATTTATATATCTTAATCTTTCTAGTGTATTGTCTAGCTATCATAAAAATCTTTTATAAATATCAATACATTGCTTTACACTTTCAGGCACCAAAGTGCTATTTATTTGTTTTTCACTTTCGTAATACCAAACCTTAATCATTTGCAAAGCAGCTTGAATTAGCTCATCTGGGACTAAGTCGTTAGTAGTATAGCCTACATTTAGTTCTACAGTTTTAACATCTGGAAAAATAGAAAATGTAGAGAAATGACATACAAAAGGTGTAGGGCTGGTGGCTATTGAGTTTATGGGATAATCATATACTTTAACTTGGCAAGACCCAGTATAAGTGACTTGACGAGAATAAAATAAATGATTTGTTCTTTTTTCAATATAACGACAAG